ACGACTTTCGATAAAAAGAAAATGCGGGTGCGCAAGATATGCGTGGACTCCGGTTACGCTGCCGACTTCGTTTACTCTTACACCAAGCCGCGCCAGCCGCGCTGCCTTGCCACCAAAGGTTACGGCGGCATTGGCAAGCCGCTCATCCTCGGCGCAGGCGGCTACACCAAAGGTAATCGCGCACGGTTACAACTGCTTGGCGTTGACAGCGGCAAGGAAGAAATCGTGAACCGTCTTACCGTGGAAAAGATCGGACCTGGTTACTGTCACTTCCCCGCGCTGGCGAACAGCGCACCGATCAAAGGTTACGACGAAGAATATTTCAAAGGCTTGTGCGCGGAGCGGCGCGTAGTGAAAAACAAGCACGGCTTTCCGACCTACATCTGGATCAAACGCTTGAGCCAGCGCAACGAACCATTCGACTGCCGCGTGTATGCGCTTGCCGCGCTGACAGTCCCGTCGGCGGGGATCCGCGTGGACACAATGCAACGCGACATCTTCGATGAAGCGAGCGACAAGCAAACCGCAGTTCCTTTCGGCGCACAGAAACTGTCCGAGGTCGAAGGCGGCGTGCCACTGCACCAGGAGCAACACGTTGGCGGGAAGTTCGGAGCGCAAAACAACGGTGTTTACTGAACAAGCTTATGCTGAATTCAGCATAAGCTTAACGCTCATGCTCTGAACGACTTATACGAGCGAACGACCTTGCCTGTCTCGCGGCTTGCCCACTGACAGAGAACATCGGCGGCAATGCGGGTGCGATAAATGTCTGTGACGCGCTCGCGTTCCAGCAACAAATCGAACACGGCTCGCGGCACGGTGACTTCAATCCGGCAGTCACCTACTCGCGGTCGGCCTTTACCTTGGAGCGGCATTTAATTCGCATTTAATCCTCGTTTATTCTTTTCGCAAGTGTGCTTAGGATGCGCACTCAGAATGCCAGAGGCAACTGAGATCGAAGAACGTGACACACCGACCGATCCAGTTCCCGAACCGATCGTAGGCGATGTGACGATTCCGTTCACCTGTCCGTGGGCACAGGATAACTTGCGCAAAGCGATGGAAGGAATGGCTGGCGCATCAAGCGGCGTGCTGGCTTACGGCGTTGGCTCGCGGCACTTGCGTTACAAGGACGCCGGTCAACAAGGCAAAGCAATCGACTACTGGATGAAGATGGTCGAATACTATTGCGGTGCTGACGCATTGCCGCCTTCACTGACTGGACGCGACACCGCTTTTCGTGTGATCGAACGAGACGTATGAACGCGCTCATCGAACAACGCAATGGCAGCAACGGCCGCATTCCGCGTGGCATCCTTCTCGATCATTCAGGCGAAGTGATCAAGTCAACGGTGCAGGATTTCGTCAACACCGTTTATCCGAGCTACTACGGCGGCTCCACCGGCTACGCGCAATACGGCGCGAACCTGTCCAAGAATTCTTTGAAAGGCTGGTTGTGGCGCGGCAGCGACGCTGACGGCGACATTGGCCTCAACATCCAAGTTTTACGTGAACGTTCACGCGACGCGTTCATGGGGATTCCAATGGCAGCGGGTGCGATTGAAACACTCGAAACAAACGTGATCGGCGAAGGTTTGTATCCCGCGCCAGCCGTGGACGGTGACGCACTCGGGCTGAATGAAACGGAGACAGCCGCTCTCAACTTGGAACTCATGACCAAGTTCGGCTGGTGGGCAGACGATCCGCGTGAGTGCGACTTTGAGGCCAAATACGATTTCGCCACGCTACAGCGCGTAGCGTTCCAATCCATGCTGTGCTCGGGTGATTGCCCTGTGCTGTTCCCGCTTATCCAGCGGCAGAATTGTTTGTTCGAGTTGAAGCTGCGGATACTGGAAGCCGATCGCATCAAGGATCCGATGACGATTGATCCGCGTGTGAACGTTTTCAATGGCGTCGAACTCTCGCCAGACGGCCAGCTGGCGGCCTATCACATCGCTTACATGCACCCGCTCGCCTTCCTGCGGTTCTTCATTCCTGATCCGGCGATGGTGCCTGGAAAAACTTTCCGCATCGAACCATTCGGCGCGGCAAGCGGCAGACGCAACATGATCCTGCTCATCCGACCGGAGCGACCCGAGCAACGGCGCGGCGTGCCGATCTTGGCGGTGTGTCTGGAACTGCTCAAGCAACTTGGCCGTTACACGGACTCGACAGTCACGGCAGCGGTCATTCAGAGTTACTTCACCGCGTTTGTTACATCGGAGTTTCCTGATCCAACCATTTTCGAGGGACTGCTCACCGATGATCAGAAGCGACAAATCTTCGACCTGAATCCTTACAACGTGCAGTTAGGACCGGGCATCGTGAACTTCATGCGCCCAGGGCACGCTGTGAACTTCTCCAACCCGACGCAGCCGCAGGCAAAGTTCGGCGAGTTCGCAATTTCGTGCGCAAAATTTGTTGGCGCGGCGGTGGGGATTCCATACGAAGTCTTGCTCAAGCAATACAACGCCAGCTACAGCGCGAGCCGAGCGGCGTTGCTCGATTTCTGGAAGCGGGTGCGCAAGCATCGCAAACAAGTCGTGACGCAGCTCTGCCAGCCTGCTTACGAAGAGTGGATGGCTGACGCTATTGCGCTTAACAAGATCGAAAAGTTCAAAGGCGACTTCAATGATCCGATCATTCGTCGTGCGCTATTGCGCTGCGTGTGGACAGGTAGCTCAGCCGGTTCACTTGATCCGACAAAGGAAGTGGCCGCCGCCGATCAAAAGGTTCGTTGCGGATTTTCTACCATCGAACGTGAGGCAGCGGAACTCAACGGCAGCAACTGGCGCGAGAATGTTCGGCAAGCGTCAGTGGAGCGAACCGAATACGCGAGCCTCGGCTTGGTATATCCGCCTGATCGTCCAATCGCAGGAGCGGGCAGCGGCTTGACTGCCATTGCGCCACCGGGCGCGGAGAGTCCAGGTAAGCCGCCGCCGCCCGCAACACCGCCAACACCCGAACCCGAACCCGCAGGAGCAACAGCAAATCCATGAAAGAATTCTATAAGTTTCGCTGTGAATCCAGTGAAGATCCGACTGCCGCTGAGTTATTAATCTTCGCAGCCATAGGCGATTGGGAGGACTTTGGCGAAGTGAGCGCCAAGGCGTTTGCTCGCGATCTCGCCGCACTGCCGAAGTCCGTGAAGCGGCTGGACATTCACATCAACTCCCCAGGTGGTTCGCTGTTTGAGGCCAACGCGATTTACTCGCGTCTCGCCGATCATGCGTCCAAGAAAATGGTTTACGTGGACGGCTTGGCAGCGAGCGCGGCGTCAATCGTGGCAATGGTCGGCCACAAAATCTTTGTCCGCGCAAACGCTAACATCATGGTTCACCTGCCGATGGGTGTGTCGATTGGCAACGCCGACGACATGCGCAAAATGGCGGGCGCGCTCGACACGGTTACAGAGTCGATGATTAACATCTATGCCAAGCGCAGTGGGCAGACGCGTGAAGACTTGCGCTCCATGCTCGCCGCCGAGACTTGGATGACAGCGGATGAGGCCGTCGAGAAAGGTTTCGCAGACGAAGTCCGCGGCGTTGTTAAAGCCGCCGCGATGACTGATCCGATGCACGCAGTTTTTAATGGCGTGGAGTTTGATCTCTCACGCTTTCACAACACACCGGCGTTCAGCGCCAAACCAAAAGGAAAAAGTATGGCAAAACCAAAGGCAGAATCAGCAGTAGAAGATCCCGAGCCGACGCCGACGCCAACGCCGACGCCGGAACCAGCACCACCCAAGCCCGCGCCTAAACCGGCCGCGCAAAAGAAAAAGGACGAGGAAGACGACGACGATGATGATGAGAAGATGAACAAGTGCAGAACAGCCGCCGTTGCGCAAGAGCGCACGCGTGTCGCTGCGTTGCAGAAGCTGGACAGGCCAGCTACGCATGACATCATCGTGAAAGCGATCGAGGAAGGAAAGGAAGTCTCTGACGTCATTGCGGACGTTATGGCTGCGATGGACAAACAATCCACGCAGACTGCACGGCGAGCTGATGCTTCCGTGCTCAATGGCATTCCGGCCAGTGACGGTGGCACGACCGGCGATGGTGACGATTTCGGCGCACGCATCAAAGCGAGCGTGCAGACGAAGCTGAAAGAGCGCCGCTCACCGGTGATGCTCAACAGTCGTAACTAACCCAACCAACACCGAGAAAGGAAAAACAGAATATGGCAATCAAAGATTCAGTAGTTTTCAGCAATCTCTTGTCGTTCGATGACGTCGATCAAGTCGTGCGGCGTTATCCGGTGACAGGCACGATTCTAATCACGTCGCTGTTCATCGGCGCACTCATCAAGTTCGACGCTACCCGCGCTAACGTGCAAGGAGCAGTCGGAGCGGATGATGCGGTGTTGGAAGGCGTAGTGGTCGATCTGCCTGACAACACGGACAATCCGAGCGGCGCAAACGTGAAGACGGTGGCGGTGGCGTTGGCAGGCGCGTTCGACAAGAACACGGTCAAGTATGCTGACGGCACTACGCCAATCACAGCGGCAGGCTTAGCACGCTTGCGCGACATGGGCATCTTCATTGATCCAGCTACACCGGCTGGACCGTTCGGACCTTAACGCAACCAACCCTGAGAAAGGAACACAACTACCATGGCTAACATGAATCCTAACTACGAGCCTCGGACGCTTCTTGCGCCGTTTGAACAAGGCCCGTTAGCACGCACATTCCTTCGCGACACCTTCTTTGGCGCTCGCGAGTATCCACCGACCGCATTGGTCGAGTTCGACTTCAGGCGTGGTCGCCGGAAAATGGCTCCCTTTGTCGCTCCGTTGGTTGGCGGCAA